TCAGTCATGAGATTCTCCCTCATTCCATTGTTGTTTTATTAGTTCTAGTGTTTGGGGTAAGGTTGCGCCTGCCTTTTTCATTGCCAAAGTGAACTGGTCAGTAAGGCTTTTGAATACCCCTTGTCGGCTCAAGGATATTTTTTCTTCGTCATCGGTCACGAAACGTCCCGAGGTGCGCTCTGAAAAGGCTAATCCTTCACGCTCTAGTTCGGCGAGGGCGCGTTGTACCGTATTTGGGTTCGCGCCTACCATTTGAGCAAGGTCGCGCACGCTGGGAATCTTGCTGCCGGGAGGCCAGCTTCCATTGGTTATGTGGCGAGAAAACTCGTCACGTAGCTGACTCCAGATAGGAATCGCTGAATTTAGCTCCATATCTCCTCCTTTCGTTACTGTATTAGTGTAGTAATACAGTAACTCTTTTGGAGGGGCTGTGTCAAGTGTTTAATACAGATTTCTTTTGTGGTTTTGAGGTGGCGGGCATGATCTTCGCCATACCGGGAGTGCAGGCAGGAGCATTGGTTTTTCCTCCTGCCCAAAGTTCGGCAAATACTTACGTATTTCCCGAACTTTATGCCCACCGCGCCTACTCGGATAAAACCAATGCCCCCGCTGTTGGGTAGCAACTCGCCTGTCTGGGTTGCGGTAGTGGAATCTAAAACGAGAGGAAAAACCTCTTTCTCGCACATCCAAGCAGATAGCGTGACTCAAGACCGAGTTAGAAAGAAGGAAATCTCGCGACCTATGTGGACATATGTCGCGGGACATCACATGGTCGGGGCGACAGTGTGTGGTTTCAGGAGATGTGTCCGTTTTTCTTGGGGTTGGGGTTTTAAGATCTTTCAGGACTTGTGTCCGCTTGTAATAAGGAAAAACTCTTTTAATGTCCCAGGTCATTTGTCCGAAAACCTGTAATCTCAAGCATGTCATATTCAAAGAATCGTGCCATTGTCCTTGCGGTGACGGAAGGAGCAATGACCACCAGCCAAGCCGCCACACACTTCGACACCTCCCCACGCCACATCCGCCGCCTTTTAGCCCAATACCGACAACACGGATTAAAAGGCCTAGAACCCAAATCAGGAAAACCCCACCACAACCCCAACGCAACAAATCAACAAACCATTAACCAAATCATCAAACTACGCCACAAACTACAAAACGAAGGACTAGACAACGGACCCCAATCAATCTGGAACCACCTACCAAACGAAAACCGTCCCTCACCAACCACCATCTGGCGCATCCTAAAAAGAGCCAACCTAATAACACCCCAACCCCAAAAACGACCCAAAAACTCCTACCACCGATTCCAAGCAGATCTACCCAACCAAACTTGGCAATCAGACTTCACCCACGTCCAACTAAAAAACGGCACCGACACAGAAGTAATCACCTGGCTAGACGACCACTCCCGCTACCTCCTACACGTAAGCGCCCACCCCCACATCACCTGCCAAACCGTAGTCCAAACCTTCACCCAAACCGCCAAAATCCACGACCTACCAGCCTCAACCCTCACAGACAACGGAATGGTCTACACCACCCGACTAGCAAGAGGAAACAACACCCGCAACAACCAACCCAACGCCTTCGAACAACTACTAGACGAACTAAACATCACCCAAAAAAACGGAGCCCCAGCACACCCCACCACCCAAGGAAAAATCGAACGCTACCACCAAACCCTCAAAAAATGGCTCAACGCCCAACCACCAGCAACCAACCTCAACGACCTAAACACACTCCTAAAAGACTTCCAACACATCTACAACACCAAACGCCCCCACAGAGCACTCAACAGAAAAACACCCAACCAGGCCTACCACAACAAACCAAAAGCACACCCCACAATCACCATCAACAAAAACGACTGGCGCGTACGACTAGACACCGTAGACCAAAGCGGCACCATAACCCTCAGATACCACGGAAAACTCACCCACCTAGGCATCGGACGCGCCCACAAAAACAACCCCGTAATCGCCCTAATACACGGACCACACACCATAATCATCAACAAAAACACCGGGGAAATCATCGCCGAACACACCATCAACCCCAACAAAACCTACCAACCAAAAAACGGACAAATGTCCTGAAACACCCCAAACCCAAAACGGACAAATGACCCGAAACACCCACCCCAAAAACCCAAAAAATCCCGCGACATATGCGGACATATGTCGCGGGACATCACATTCGTCGGGGCGACAGGATTTGAACCTGCGACACCCTGCTCCCAAAGCAGGTGCGCTACCAAGCTGCGCCACACCCCGTTGGTTTTTTATTTCAACCTCTAATAGGTTACACTGTTCTGGCGGGATTCGTTAAATGGAGACGAAAACCCGGATTGCGAGTGTAGCTCAATGGTAGAGCCCCAGCCTTCCAAGCTGGTCATGCGGGTTCGATTCCCGTCACTCGCTCCACTTAGACGTCGGATTTGATAAGTACCCTTTTGCGTTAGCGAGTATCGCTTAGGGGGGTGTGAAAAATCGCCTGCGTTAGCGGGTGTGGGTTTTGCGTTACCTAGTATCGTGTTTTCCCTAGTCGGATGCAGTTTTGGGGTTTAACTCGCTAACGGAGTCGAAAAATGCGCCTATCTGACTCGCGATACCCCTGCTCTGTTGGTGTTGGTTCGAGTGTGGTGCTCTGTCCGTGGTTAGGGCGCGGGATTAGAGCTTGACTTTGATTTCTTTCCCGGTTCTGAAAATGAACCGGATTAGGTTTGCACCGATGATGGCGTGGTCGATTAGGGCGGTCCATTGACAGGCCTGGAAGTGTTCGATGGATTTGTCAGCTAGCTGAGAGTAGGCGGTTTTGATCGCGGTGGCTTTGGCATGTTTGGCTGCGGTCTCGGCATCGATGGCTTGTTTGCGGCCCAGGGTTTTCTGGTATCGCGCTTCTAGCTGAGTGTAGTGGGCGAGATATTGGTCTTGGTCTTGCGCTATCCGCTGATTCTCAGCAACCAATGCTTCAATCTCACTGGTAAGAGCACGGATTTTCTCGTCTAGGCGCTTGGACTCTGCTTCGAGCTGGTCGGTATTAAACATGGCGTCGATGACCTGCGGTAGATGGCTTTCCCCACGATATTTTTCAGCCAACTGGCCCAGAGCACGCAAGAATGCGGTCTGGATTTGCTCGTCACGCAAGGTAGCGGTTTTGCACGGCTGGGCGTGGTCGTATTTTTGGTTGCATCGCCAGATCGTGTGCTTGTATTTAGTGTTTGACGCCCAGGTTTTACGCCCGTACCAGGCACCGCAATCTTCGCATTTGAGACGACTGGCGAACAGCCCGATCTTGGCGGTGTTGGTTGCATGGCGGGTGGCTAGCTCGTATTGGACCTGGTCCCACACGGCTGGGTCAATGATTGGCTCGTGATTGCCGGTGACGTAATACTGCGGGACTTCACCTTCATTGACTTCAATGCGTTTGGTCAAAAAGTCAGCGGTGAATGTTTTCTGTAATAGTGCGTCGCCTTTGTATTTCTCGTTGGACAAGATAGAGCGCACGGTTGAGGTGGACCAGTTGGTTTTACCGCGCGGAGTCAAAATACCGCGACGCTGTAGCTCGGCACGGATTTCGGTGATCGATGAGCCGTCTAGAAACAGCTGGTAGATCAAGTGCACGGTCGGGGCTTGGGTCTCGTCGATGGCGAGGTTACCGTCAGCGCCTTTCTTGTATCCCAGTAGTGAGGAGTACGGGACCATGACTTTGCCATCAGAGAAGCGCTTGCGGTGTCCCCAGGTGACGTTCTCAGATATGGAGCGGGACTCTTCCTGAGCAAGACTGGACATGATGGTGATGAGTAGTTCGCCTTTAGAATCCAGTGTCCAGATGTTTTCTTTCTCGAAATACACCTCTACGCCGGCTTCTTTGAGCTGTCGGACGGTGGTCAGTGAGTCGACAGTGTTACGGGCAAAACGCGACACGGATTTGGTGAGGATCAGATCAATTTTCCCGGCTAACGCGTCGGCGATCATGGCTTGGAAGCCTTTGCGGTGTTTGGTGGAGGTGCCGCTAATGCCTTCGTCGGCGTACATTCCAGCGAATATCCAATCAGCACGTGATTGGATGTAGGTGGTGTAGTAGTCGATTTGGGTCTGATAGCTGCTAGCTTGTTCTTCCATATCGGTGGACACCCTTGCGTAGGCAGCAACTCGCCGTGTGAGCTTCGCAGTAGTAGAAGTGGCACCTTGTCCTGGTTTTTTGGTTGCCGGTATTGTAGTAACGGTACGCGCGGGGTTGCTCATGCCGGCCTTCCTTGCTCGTCTAAATCGATATTTACGCTCGTCCCGTTGTCTAGGTGGACTGTGAGGTGGTGTGGGGACGCTTCGATAACAGCAACGTGGTATGTAACAGCTTCTTCGTCGAAGTCTTCTAGACCGAGGATGGTGGTGCACATGGTTTGGAGCATGGTTTCGCGTAGGTTATGGCTACCGCACGGGTTGCCTTGCCCTAGGCAGGCACTCCAGCAGCGCCAATACCGGTAATAGTTACCTGAGGAGTATCGGCGGGTTTTACGCTGATAGTTGCGCCCACACACCCTGCAGTGGATACGACCGGTAAAAACTCCAGTGTTTTTCGATGGTGTTGCGGCAGGTCCTACCTGGCGGCGGTAAGCGATTTCTTGTTGTACTTCATCAAAAAGAGCGGGCTCAATGATTGGCGGCAGTGCTCCTTCGACCCAATATTTCGATAGCACCCCATCATTGACAGTGCGGGAGGGGGCTTTAATGGTTTTGTTATAGGTCTTCTGTAATAGCTGGCATCCCTTATAGCGTTCGTTTTCGAGCATACGGCGAAACACCGACCCATAAAACAAGCCGCCGCCTCTAGAACTTAGACCTTGTGCATTCAACTGGTCGGCGGTCTTTTCTGGGCTGATACCCGCCAGATAGTTAGAAAACAAAAACCGCACTACCCCAGCCTCTTCTTCATTAATGATGAACTGGCCGTTTCTCCAGGTGTATCCGTAGAGAAAGAACGAGTTTGTGCCACCAGCCTTATAACGATTACGGATAGCCCACTTCACATTCGCTGATAAAGAAGCAGACTCTTCTTGGGCAAACGAGGCCAGCAGTGTCAACAGTAGCTCACCATCAGCGGTAGCAGTGTCGATGCGTTCACGCTCGAACCGGATGGAAACACCCAAGTTTTTGAGTTCACGCACGATGCGTAGCAGGTCTACAGTGTTTCGGGCGAGCCTGGAGATCGACTTGCACAACACAATATCCACACCACCGCTACGTGCCAGCGCCATGAGATCACTCAATCCTTGGCGGCCGCTGGTTTTGGCGCCAGTAATGCCCTCATCAGTAAACACGCCTACATACGTCCAGCCGGGAGTGGACTGGATAAGCCGTGAATAATAAGAAACCTGGGCGGCGATGGATGACAGTTGTCGCTCACTAGCTGTGGAAACCCGAGCATATGCCGCGACATTCACGAGCTTCACTCTGACCGGCCTTACCGGTGTTACCTGCTCGATCTTCGCCACTGTCCCTCCTCACTTCTAAGCTGACTAGTGCTTGTGTCTATACACGCTCTAAACGCGCCATTTATCCAGTCAAATCCGATAATTCTCGCCGCTGATAAACCGGCCTGCACATCTCCGCCAACCGGGTGTAGAAAGCCTCGTGCTCGCTAGCAGTAATCACCCCGCTCGCCGCAAGGGCGGCAAGCATGTCGACATCCTGGATAAACACGAGCTCACGAGCAAATACCGCGCCGTCTGCCAACTGATCAACAAAAGCAGCGGGCGGGGTCATTTGCGTCCGCCTCTGGTGCCAAAACGTGAACGTACATAGCAAGCGTGCGAGCAATACTGCTGACCAGGCTTATCAACAGCGTTGAAAGCTTGCCCGCAGGCTTGGCAAGTTTTCGGACGGTGTAGGCCTGCCCTCCAGGATTGATGCCGACACGCGCTACTACAGAATCTCGCACGAGGATCAACACTCGTTAGTTCTCGTCCACACCATCCGCACACCCGCTCCTGAGTCTCACCCTCAGCCGACAGGTTGTGTTTGGTGCAGTAGGCGCGCACCTGGTCGCGAGACATGCCACAGAAGTCTGCGATCTTCTTATACCCCCACCCGTTGGCGCGTAGATTGGTGATGCGTAGTTGGTCTAGTTGGTTCAAAGAAACTCACCATCCTCTCAACCAACTGCCGACCAAGGAGCATCTGTTAAATCCAAGCCAGCTATAAAACAAAAGAAGGTCCCGCCACCAACTCCTAAACAGGGAGATGGCAGCGGGGCCAAAAGGAAAAATCGCAGATGCTGGCTAGCTGAGTTTCTGGTTTACACGGCGTTGAACAGCGTCATAAAGATTCCCGAGTCTGCGACGGCGCTCGTCGCCGTTGCCGTAGTCTCCACGGATCACTGCGTCAGCCAGAGCATCAATATTCGGGCCAAAGCTAGATCCTGCACCTAGCTTTTCATTCACCCTGCGCTGGACAGCGTCATATAAACCACCGAGGCGAGCACGGCGAGTATCCCCGTTACCATATTCACCTCGAATCACTGCATCAGCCAATGCGTCAAGGTTCGGTGTCGAAGTAGCAGGATTTGGTGCTGGTGTAGAGCTATTTCCAGTCATCTGGTCATACCAGTACCGCGCACGCGCCATATAGGTTTCCCTCTGGTTTCCAGCGATGGATGCTGGGCACTCGGTCGGGCTGAAATGACTGTGCCCGAAGATGTTCTTACCCCATTCGGGTCGCCCGAGGTTGTAGTAGACGCAGAGTGCTGCGACCAGGTGTGCACCGTTTTCTAAACATACGTCTGATATCCGCCACGGATTGCTCGAACAATCTGCGTGTTCGATACCGATGCTGGTGAGGTTGGCGTCCCAGTTGCCAGCGTGCCAGGCAGTATCACCATCCCACACGAGCTGCCCAATAATGCCGGTACTTTCTACCTGGTAGTGTGCGCTGGCTTGGCGGGTTTGCCAGGTGTCGAAGCAGCCACGCACGCTTAGGTTTCCAGCGTTGTGGTGCAAGATGATCTTGTCGATCTGGCGGCCTTGGCGACCTTTCGAGTAGTGCTTGTCGAGTAGCAGGTTGATGTCAGCATCTAAGGTGTTCCAATTCTTCATAAGGGGGTTCCTCCAGTTTTCTGTTGTTTAGGGAATCGTGTAAATGATGAGTGCCAGCAGGTAGATCAGCGGGGCCAACATCCAAGAGAGGATGAGGGCAAGTAGCAGCCACACCCCAGCAATAAAAAGCGCTAATACACAGATAAGAATGAGCGCTTTGACGAATGCAGTCAGCCAGGGTTTCACGACTGCTTCAGCTCGTCTGGTTCGGCACGACGCGGCTGGTAGTTTGGCTTGGTGGTGTCGGTGCGGGGTGTGGGTACCGGATAGTTCACGCGAGTCGCGCTACCTGCCGGATCAGTAGACTTACTGCCAGCAACACCAGTAGTTTTTTCCTCTGGCTGAGTGTCGCCGCGTTGCTTGATCACGTCCAAAGCCTGGCGCAAACCGCTCGGGATCGGTAGGCCCAGTAGCCCTGCGTTTTCGAGGATGGAGATGCCTTCGTTGGAGAGGTAGAAGAAGATGGTGGCGGTGCGTAGCACTCCGGGGGTGCCAAGAATATGCACGTCTAATAAGTGGGCGAGGCCGATGAGGGCGAAGATTAGGATTTTGCGGGCGATACCGCGAAACCCTACCGAGCTCGATAGTTTGTGGGCGTTAATAGCGGCGAGCACGCCGGTTAGATAGTCGATAACAGTGAATGCGATTATCGCGTATAGCAGGGAATCAGTTCCACCGAGGAAGGCTCCTAGCCAAGCACCTATAGCGGTGATGACGCTTTGGATACCAGTCCAGATAGCTTTGATGTTCATTGAATGGTTCCTTTCAAAGTAAGCGAAAGAATGCCGCACACGACTGCGTGTAGAGGGCATGAATATGAAAAACGCCCACCAAAAACTGGTAGGCATAAGTAGCTGGAAACTATAACCTTTGAGGCTATAGGTCCGGCAGATTGGGGTTGGTGAGGACTTCCAGGATTGGTGCGCTCAAATCAAGGTGTGCTTCACGTGGCTGAACCATCACGACTGTCTCATCATCAGGTTGGGCAGGCGGGGTTGGTTTTGGGTCAGATGGAACTGGAACTATAGGTTGTTCATCCATTAGCTATCAGATCCTTCCTTGGTGAGCGCCACGGTAGTAGCATCAACAAGCACATCGAATGCTTCTGCTGCAGCCCCAGATAATTCATTGTCAAAATTATCTAGCAAGGTTTTCAGGTCAGTTAGGTGACCTGTGTAGGTAGGTCCTGACACCTCGGCGATAGATTCGAAAAGCTCGCTTCTTGCAGTGAAGAATTCTTGTGCTTTTACCGGGTCAGCGAGACTGAAAGTACCGCCTGGGTCAATGACGGGCTTACCTGCGTTATCGAGAAGAGCGTATTGGCATACCAGGTCGTACTCGTCGGCTGCGAAACGGATATTGGCTTCACGTACCAAATGAAGAAGTTTTGTCCGCGCCCTGGAGGCGGCAGGTTTCAAACTCATTTCAGATAGTAGGTCTGCTATTGGGGCAAGTTGGTTATTAGGAAGAAGAATTCTCATATTAGACGCTCTCCTTTAAGTAAGGTTGGTAGACATTTGGCTATAGCCCGTGTTGGAAAAGTATCTCCAGGAAATGTTGGATCCAGACCCCGCAATAGAAGTGATCCAGCCCTGGTTAAGTAGCCCGATCAACCCGTTGACTCTACTCATCAGGTCTTTTACTCGGTCAAAGAGTCGGGTCATGTTGTAAAACGAACCGTTGGTTACAACCATGACGTCATAGGTGTGGAATACTACTTTGGCAAGGCTGCTCGGCCCGACCCAGCCTGGATGGGTGCCCCTGCCTGAAAGAGCACAGTCCTGCAAAGTTACATACCTGTTCGCACTGGTGTAAAACTTGTGGCCGTTGGTTCTAAGATCACTACCTAAATGAATTCCCGCGCTGCCATAAAAACGCCCTTTAGGATCCAAAGTCAGGCAGGTATAGAAATTACCGCCAGCAGCGTTTTGATACGTCCAAGCAACATAATCGCCTTTGTAGGCTAACTGGTTAACTATTCCTTGCACGTCAGGTTTATCTTTATGGCTACGCCGAGCCATTTCCCCGATATATCTATCCCCGTACCAAAACTGCATCCCCGTACTAGCGATTTTCCCTTCCAGTTCCGAACCGTTATACCAAGAGATCTGGGTGGGGTTGATGCGAATATTACTTGTCCACCCGGCAAGACCAACCTGGATAGCATTAGCGGAAAGCTTATCTGCCGTAATGGATGCCGCAGCGATCCGGTTGGCATCAAGCAGACCAGTGGTGATCTTGCTGGCATCTATGTAAGCAATCTTCGCCGAAGTTATAGCAGCGTCGCGGATCATCACTGTTTGGATAAACCCATTGCTGATGGTCAACTTGTCGGAGGTGATGGAGCCTGCGGCAATCCTGCTAGCTGCTAGGGTACCGGTGGTTATTTTATCCGCTGACAGCTGACCAATTTTAGCGTTAGTGATAGCCGCATCGGCAATCATCGCGGTACCTATTACGGCATCATCGATCGAGGTTTGCCCCGTAATGTGAATACGTTTACCGTCAATCAGAATGGTTTCGGGGCTGATGTTGATTTGGTTGATGATCTCGCCAGCCTTGACGCGCAGATTCACGTTATTGGAAAGCATGGTCAAACTGGTGTGCATATCTTTTAGATCATCGTTCACAGCAACCACGGTGGCTTGGGCGATATCGAGACTGTCCTGCGCACTTTTAACTGCTAGTGCCGCGTCGGCTTTCGCTTCCTTGGCCGTTACCGTTGCCTGCGAGATGTCATTCGTGACCTGGCCTATCGCTACCTGGACTTGTTCTGCTTTCTGCTTGGCATGCTCAACTTCTATCTTCGCAGCTTCTAGCTCGGCACTGACCTGGGCGTGGTTGAGGTCGGTGGCAAGACTGACCCACCCGGGCTGACCAGTATCAGTAACGCGGTAGATCCAGATTCCTACTTGCTCACCATTTTCTTTAAACCACACATCCCCAAGCCGCGCTGATACCGGTTGGGTGGTGCCGTAATGGTTGGTGTTTTTCCCGTCCGCGCTAGCTAGCGCAATACTTGCTGCCTGCTGGGCTTGGCTAGCCTCGCTGCGGGCAGCGGTGATGGTGTGGGTGATGTCGGTGAATTTTCCTGTAGTACTGCCAAGTTCGATGTTGATGTATTCACCTGCGAGTGGGTCGAAGTCATAAGCAACAACCCTGGCGGTGAGTGCCACGTTGAGGTCATCGTGGCGGACGGTTACTGTGTCGCCTAGGGTCACGGTTTCTAGGTCGCAAAAACCCTCATATTCTTTCGTCGAAGCCAGATCCACGAACGAGATCTTGTAGGCGCAATGCGGTTGATCGACATGACAACTAGAGAACTCAGCTTTCGCTAGTTCACGCAATCTCGCACGAGCCTGCGCAAGTGGCAGCTCATCCTCACGCGGTTTATCCGCATCTTTAATGGCTTTTACCTGCCCATAGCGGATGACCTTGATGCGCGGGGTAATATAGTCGCTGATGCGAGGGCTGTCCACATACAGTTCAGGCAGGAGCAGACCGTCGTAACCAACCGGCAAAATCCGGGTAACTATCGTGGTGTAGTCCAGGCTCGATTCGTAGCCGGACAGGTTCTTACGATCCCTTATAACCACGCCATGATTAGCACCTATGCGGGGCGCGTGGTGGATGTGCCAGTTATCGAAAGTAAGCTCTCCGCCCCAACGCGAAATAAAACTGTTGTCGGCTTTAGAGTCTAGGATCGCGGCGGCTACTGATTGGCGTACGATTCGAGCCGAAGCTCGCGACACATTATCGGAGCTAGTGGCGGTAAAGCCGTGTGTGTTGTTAGCGGCATTGAGTAAGTGCTTGAGTGCATCAACGGCGGTTTTGTTGACCACATAGGTGTCGGCGATCAGGTTTGCTGCTAGGTCATAAAACACGTGATGAGCTGTCACCTCAAGCATTCCATCGAGCGTGGTGACCACCTCAGTAATGCGGAAACCCTGACGGGCATCTGTGCTAGGTACGGGTGCTGCGACGATGTTCTCAAGACGCAGGTGCTTGGCTGCTGAAGCATCAGCTGGGTAACTAAACGACAACATGAAGTGGCTGCCTAGTTCTTCGCTCACGACCGGGTCAATGATCTCGCGGTCGAGAACAGCCAAACCATTAGTGGTGAAGGTTTTAGCAGCACGGTTGTGAACCGAAATCATAGGTTTTACTCCTTATTAGAGGGTGCGCCAGTTGCCAGTAACCGCTACCTTCGCTAGGCCCGCACCGAGTTCTATGTGATTCTCACCGACGGCAAGCTGTGGAAAAGGTCCGCTTAAAGCATCGGTTTGGGTTTTTCCGCACACGTGAGTGATCATGCGAGCCGAATCGAGCGTGATCTGGTCTGCTGGTGAGGAGACTTTGTAGCGCTGTCCATTGATCGTCAGCACCAGCTGCCCAGTGCCGAACAAGGTTATTTCTGGATCGGATGGCAGCAGACCAAGGTTGATGATCGTTGCCGTGCTGGTGAGGGTGATCGGTTTTAGCCCTGTGGCGAGATAGGTGAACGGCTGGCAGGTGAGGTTGGCTTGGAACATGCCCCAGCCAGCCATCTCCTGGGCAAGCGGCGAAACCTCTACATGTTTTATGTATCGGAATAGACCAGGCTCACCACTAAACGAGATCGTTGAAGCCTCCATCAAGGCAAGGCATGCTTGCCGATAAGCCTCCAACCCACCCTGAACCGCTAACGGCAGGCCGATTTCCGTGTCTTTCCAGCCGGTGAACCAGGTTAAAGAACCTGCTCTGCCACTCACTTCGATATCGTCAACCCGCCGTGCGGCAGCTGGAATCTCAACTGGAGCAGTGAACCGCAAACCAAGATCCCGAGAGGAGGTTTCGTGGTCGAGTGTAAACCCATACATTTAGGCTCCTGCCATGATTAGGTTACTGCGCCTTGATAGGCGTGAGAGTTGAGCGTCGATGCGGGGTGCGAGTTTGCCTACCAGTGTTCCGTCATTGAGCACGACTTGAACATCCAAGGCACCGAGGATCCGGCGGGCTGTAGCATCCACGATGCCCTCCACATCCACAGGCGAAGCATCATTTGGTGATGGGTTGATATCGGGGTGTCGAATGGCTGCTGGTGCCAGATCTACATTCGGTAGATGCAAGTCCGTATCGTTGATGTTGATTGGCACATCAATGCCCGCCGCGAGTTCGTCCATGGCACCCATGGTGTCTTTAGCCATGTCTTTTGCTGCATCGGCTGCCTTATGGCCCTCACTGGTGATTGCTCCGGCCAGGCCTGCTACGAGCATGTCACCGACCCACGCCATTTGTTTGGAGGGACTGTGGATGCCAAAGAACCCGAGGATCCCATCCCAAATTGAAGATACCCAGTCAGATACCTTGTTCCACAACCAACCCGCCAGTGATTGGATACCCTGCCACAGACCAGACACCAAGGACGCACCAGCTGAGATCATCTGACCAACACCACCCAACACCGCGCTAACGATACTGCTAATGATTTGCGGGATAGCCGAGACAATCGTGCCGATAATCGTTGGTAGCGCTCCAATCAAGCTAGTGAGCAGTTGGATGCCAGCTTGCACTAACTGCGGGATGGCTCCACCGATAGCCGAGACCACTGCAGAAATGATCTGCGGCAGTGCGGACACGATCGTGGTGATGATTTGTGGCAATGCACCAATCAAAGCCACAAACAACTGGACGCCAGCTTGAACCAACTGTGGAATTGCACCCAACACACCGTTAATTACCGCCGTAATAATCTGTGGCAGAGCCACAACAATCGCAGTAATAATCTCTGGCAGCGCAGACACCAGCGAGGTTAAAAGCTGTATGCCGGTTTGGATGATCTGCGGAATAGTACTTATCAGGAAATCCACCAGCCCCTGAATAATCTGTGGCAACGCCTCAATCAACACTGGGATCGCTGCGATCAGGCCCTCAGCCAAGCCAGTTATCAACTGCAAAGCAGCATCCAGAATTAGTGGCAGGTTGTCGATGAGTCCTTGGATCATGGTCATCAGCATTTCTACCGCCGCCAGGATCAGCTCCGGTAGAGCCTCGCCGATACCAGCTACCAAGGTGGCGATAATCTGGACCGCTGCCTCCAACAGGCTCGGAAGTGCCTCAATAATTGCTTCCACCAATGCCACAATCAACGTCACGGCAGTGTCTGCCAAGGAAGGCAGAACAGCGATAATGCCTTCCAACAAAGCGGTGAGGATACTCATCCCGGTATCCACCACTTGCGGGAGCTGGCTAGAAATAAACTCCAGGGCTTCCTTCAAGATTTCTCCGAGGGTGTCGATAAAGGCCGGTGCGCCCCCGGTCTCGAAGGCTTCGGTGAGTTCATCGACCCAACCATTAACCATCGGCATCACCGTGCCAGCCAAAGCCGTGGTCACCCCTCCAGCAAGTAGGCCTTTAAGGTTATCGACCCCGTCTTTTAGCGTAGCGAGTTGGCCAGAGAAGGTTTTGGATTGGGCATCCATCGCCCCATAAAACCGGTCACCCTCACTTGTGGCACTCGCAAACGCATCCGCAACCATATCCGCACTGATCGCTCCCTTCGCCATTTCTTCTTTGAGCTCACCGATACTTTTACCGGTCTTACGGGAAATCTCCTCTAAAGGGTTGAACCCCGCGTTAATCATCTGGTTCAAATCCTGACCAGTCAGCTTGCCCGTGCTGCTCATTTGGGCGAACGCGAGCGTCAAAGACTCGAACTTTTGGGCATCACCCTGGCTGATATCGCCGAGCTGCTTGAGCCTGATTTGGGACTCCTCGGCACTCATCCCGAAACCCATCAGAGTCTGGGTGCCTTTAGCCAGATCCTCCATACCAAACGGTGTGCGAGCGGCCTCCAGCTTGAGGTCGTTGACGAGTTTCTGGGCCTTCGCCTGATCACCCAGCATGGTGGTAAACGATGTGGTGTATTGCTCCATCCGGGCGTTATAGTCCAAACCATCTTTCATCGCTGAGCCGAAGCCTTTAGCGATACCCGCGATGGCGTGCCCGATAGCCTTAACCCCGCCAACGATCGCCTCAGCAGCCAGATTTGCCTTCAATACGTCACCGAAGATGCGGGTCTTGCCCGACGTGTCATCCATCTCGGAACCCAGATCATCAACAGCACTCTCAAGATGGCTAGTGTCCTTGGCGGCGTCTTTCGCGTCATCACCTGCGCCGTCAGTCTCATCACCAAACTTCGACAGCGCAGCATTGTTTTCTTTGAGTTCGCCTTCTAGGGCGTTGAGGGTGGCTTGAGCGTTATTGAGCTGAATCTGCCAATTCTTCGTACGGGAATCGTTCTCCCCAAACGAAGAAGCAGCATTCTCCAACGCACTTCTCAGGGTTTCGACCTTGGAACGCTGAGCCTCAATCTCACGCCCCAGCACTTGGTTGCGGGCGGTCAGTGCTGCAGCAGATTGGTCATTCTTGTCGAACTGGGAAGCGACCAGCTTCATCTCGGAGCCGAGTACCCGCATTTCACGGTTGATGTCGGTGATCGCGCGTTTAAACTCCCGCTCACCCTCCAAACCAATCTTGAGACCAAAAGACGAGTCGGCCATGAGAGGTGTTTCCCTTCTTGACTCATGTAGCTTTTAGGCTACACTTAGGTGTGTGGAGATTATTTCCAGTAGCTTGTTTGACGCTTGGTTAGGTGAGCTGAAAGACAAACATGCTCAGCGGCGCATTTTGCATGCAATAGCCCGATGCGAAGCACACGGAACAATGATTGGAGACATCAAACCCGTTGGCGAGAGAGTTAACGAGATGAGATTTCATTTCGGGCCCGGCTACCGGGTGTACTACACCCAACTAGGCGCAGTAACGGTTTTCCTGCTGGCCGGAGGAGATAAATCCAGCCAGGCTAAAGATATTCGAACCGCTCAAAAGCTCGCACAACAGGTAAGGAAGGAACAGTCATGAAGGAAGTAACATTTTCAGCGTTCGACGCAAGCAAATATCTCGATAGCCAAGAAGCAATGAACGATTACCTAGCTATCGCACTCGAAGACGGCGATACGAAAACCGTACAGGTGGTTTTGCGTGACATTGCAAGGGCACACGGCATGAGCCAGCTAGCTAAAGAAACTCAACTCAACCGTGAATCCCTCTACAAGTCACTATCAAAAGACGGCAACCCGTCCTTTGCGGCTATCACGAAAATCATGAAAGCCCTAGGACTCAAAATAACTCTCGCTACACAAAATGCCTAGATACCTGCTGGAATTACGTCGTCGATAAACCAGATGCGTTTCGGGTGGGCTCTGCCTGTTTCGATGCGCCAGCAGTCCACCAGATCTAATAGTTCACCGAATATGGTCAGGTCGATTTGCCTGCGGGTCAGCCCTAGGTGGGCGAGCCCGATATAGGTCAGGCGGGTAAAGATTGCCTCGTCACTATCTATTAGGTGTCCTTTTTCTTGGTTTGCCCTTTTGGGTCTGGGGTCTCGGTCATGATTGCTCGCCGGGTGCCGCGTTGGAGTGCTTGGGCGATAGCCTCTCGATAGTCAGCTAAATCTGCAGGCACAGTTAGTAGCTCCACCGCTTCTGCGGTCAGCTCTGGGCGCTTATCGTCTGGATGGGTGAGGTTGTGTATTTGTACGGACTGGTTAGCGAGCAGGGTGATGAGCCAGATTACCTCACCGAGTGACTTATCCATATCTTCGGAGGTTTCAAGAGCCTCACCAAGGTTTTCGAGTCCGCCGTAACGCTGCGCAATCAAACGAGTCGCACGCGTGGTGAGCATTAGCTCATATTCTTGCCCGCCGATGGTGATGACAGCGCTGCGAGACGAATCCACTATATTGTCGGCTTCGGTTTTCTTTCCCATGATTTACTATCTCCTTGCGTTTTTAGTGGCTGGCGGCACGACTTGGATTGGTGGCTGCAGCGGGTTCGTAAACGCAGCTGTACCAGCCAGCGATCGTCTCAGTTTTCACGCCGGTGGCTCCTTCGGTGACTTCCGCTTTCCACGGGTGCTTGCCGGTAGCGTCTGGTTTGTTACGCCGCAGGATCGTTCCCTCAATACTTGGGGTAGAGAACGTGATCGAATCAGCTTTGGTCGCCAGCGTGGTTCCCGGCAGAGCAAATTTGACGCGGTAAAGCCAAAAATACTGGTATTTGCCGTTAGAGCGTGCAGCTCTAAAACCAATAGCCACGGGTGCGCCACCATCTTCAGAAGTGCTGATAAGTACCCCGTTGGCGTCCAGTCTCGCACCAGTTAAGGCAGCTGCAGCCTCTGCCCCGAGATCATCAACCCCAAGAGTGAGGGTTCCAGATTTGAATTCCTTGACAATCTCGGATGCCCCGTCATCGGCATACAAAATTGCCTCAGCTACCTCCACAGACAGTTCTGCGGATATTGCTTTAGCGAGCGGTTTGGGAACGGCGTAGGTTTCCTCACCGCTGGTGGGATCTTCGCTAATGCTCGCGTAGTAGAGCTTGTCTAAACCAATAGTTGCCATGATGTTTCTCCTTTATAGGTTGTAAGAATGGTAGGTGGCGATGTCGATTGAATAGTGGTGGTAGCCGGTGTCGTCCTCGTATCCGATATAGCGCCTGCCTGTGATAACCAGGCGAGCGCTGATTAGAGCTTTCGTGATCTGGTCTCTTAGAGCTAAGTAGTTGGTTTTCGTGAACAGGCTGATTCGGGCTTCTTCTATTTCGACGCCTGGGGTGTTGTCGGCGAAGATGTCGAAAGAATCTGTTAACGGGGTGAAGACTAGATACGTGTCTGGGGCTGGGGAATCGGTGTAGCAGCTGACTGCATAGGCGAGCCCAAGTTGTTTAGCGATGTGGCTTAGGTTTTCTAAAAGCCCGCTCATGGTTTCACCTGCTGGATTCGCGCTGCTAGGGTTTGTTTCATTGCGGTGATTGCGGCTCGCCTGGTTTGTGAACGCGTGGGGGCTAGGAAGGGTCTAGCGGGCTGGTTGGAGCGTCCGTGTTCTAGAACGTTAGCGATTAGTGCGTTAGCTCTACCATCGTCTCGGTTCTCGGCGAAACCAACTTTGACGTTGTAGTCTCCGCGGCTATTGACTTTTACTGGCGCGGTTCCTAGCGCTTTGGCGAGCTGACCGGTAGAGCGGGAGGGCTGTTTCGTATTCGAACCGATTGCTGCACAAAGGTTAGAGCGCATACGCGGCTCCACTATGTTAGCCCCGGCTTTAAGTACTTGCTCAGCGCAGTTATCAATGAGACTGCTGGCCGAGTCGAGTGCGTCAATGAAATCGTTGGGAAGCCGGATTTGTACTCTAGCCATCAGGGTGCTCCTTCTGCTTCGGTGCGGTGAGCTAAAATCTCGACATAGCGGCCGAGGTATTCGACCGCATCAATAACGTACCTGCCATGTGCGGAGCTGATTTGCATCGCCTCGGTTATTTTTATGCCGGGTATTGCTCGGATCCTAAATAAAAGGTCTGCTTTTGTGTAGGCGGCGCGGTTGACCCAAGCCGGTGAAGCGTGCCGCACTTCCATATATGCGCGCACCGAAGCAATAACCTCATCACGAGTCGTGGCGAACCCGGCAGCGTCCTTAACCACTACAGGTTGTATTAGGTCGATGTGCTCACTCATTTTTCCAAGCGTTGCCATAGAGCGCGCCTTTCTTTAGATTTTCCAGTCCCGATCCAGACGAAGCAGGGTGTTGACTGCGCTCCACACGGCGCGGGCAGCATCGGTTTTGTCTGCCCAAAACCCGGCGGTTGCTCCATCTCTGGATTCGTAGAAATGGGTGGCGAGCATGATAATGCCTTGCCGGGTTGCCTGCGACATGGGCTCCGTTTGGTAGTAGCCCTCGGGCAGATGTTGGTAAGCGGTGGCATAGGAGGTGGCAGCCAAAACAAACGAGGCAATCAAAGAATCATCCTCGCTATGGTCGACCAGCAGATTTTGCTTGACTAAGGCCATGAGTTCGTCTGTTTTCATGGCTGCCACCTCCTAACTATTTTTATGGTTTACCCCGCGGTCTTTTGGGAAAGAACCTTGATCGCCTCAGGCAAGACGAGCTTGCCGTCTAGGCGTTGGGAGGCGAGGAACCCGATCTGCCCGGTGGTTGCAAATAGCTCGTTTAGGCGTTTGAAGGAGCGGCCTTGCCGGTCAGCAATCCAATAAAAACCGAGGTCACCGAACGCTACTGTGCGCGCCCCCGCTTTAAGCTCAGGTGCAAAAACACTGGTGTAGACGGGTCGGCCAAGGATCATGTCCGGGGTTCCAGCAGTTATCGCTGGCTGCCACAGGTACTGCCCATTACCATCCTTCAACTTCCGGACGGTTTTGACGGTTGCATCGTTCATCAGCCACACCGCACGCGCCCGGTAGGGGGAGCGCAAACTATAGTGCAGATCGATAAGTTCATCAGCGTTAATGTCGGTAGGCTTGGCGCTGGTCACGCCTAAGTCTGCTCCGCCGGTTGGGTTGAAAATGCCGGTGGGTTTACCTTTACCATCGCCAACCAGGAAGGCTTCTTCTTCAGCAGCTCCAATACGGTGAGCAAACTCGCTCGCTAGGTATTGTTCAACGTTAAACGCTGCATCATTGAGCAACTCCTCAGAAATCTTGAGGAACGTACCTAGCTTGAACGCCGACAGGGAGATTTGGGTGAAGGCTTCATCGGATTCGCCATATGGTTTGCCCTCATCCAGCCAGGTAGCAGTGCCATGGGTAGACACGACAGGGATCTTACGATCCCCGCTAGTGGTCTGAATAACCTTGGCCAGGGTACGCATGATGTTTTGGTCGGCCAAAGACTGCACTAGGGTGCGTTCGAACTCGTCAGGCACTAGGTATCCGCCCTCAGAATCCACCCCCTCGCTAAGCTTATTCCTTACTTCCATGGGGGAGGTGTTAAGCCGCATCGCATCCCAAAACGCCCGCTTGTAGGAAGCTGTAGCACGGGCAGGCTTGACCTTACTGTCTTCGCCCATGGCGCTTCCAGGAGCGGAAGTGATGGGATTACAGGTCGCCTTGGCAAGAGTGTTTTCTAGGCGTTCGGCTCGCTCACATCGAGCAATCTCGCCGCTAAGTGCCTCAATCTCAGCCTCCATTTTGGCGTAAGTAGCGTCATCTTCGGCGTTTAGACAGCCAGTCTCGCTATCGCGCCGCTCATCTAGAAACTTCTTAGCCTTATTCCAGGTTTGAGCACGCCGAGTATACAAATCAGTAACAGTAGTCATAATGGAATATTTCCTCTCTTAGTTAATGGGGTTGGTTGGTTAAATGGGCGTATAAATCAACAACCCGCCGACCACGAGGGATAGCGGGCTGCAAAGGCGAACAAGTATTTGAATACGGCGGCGGACCAGGCGGAGCACCATCTTCTCGGTGACGGGCTAACTGTGCGACGAAGCGCTGCTCGGTTACCCTTCTGGAAAACATCACACCACCTTTGTCCTTGGGCGGGAATGGCGGCTTCTTACGGGAAGGGTCTTGCTCGTTATCTTCATCGTCGTCGGGATCATCAAACTCGTCCAGCTCTTCTTCGTCCGGTTCCTCCTCCGGATCGTCTTCATCTGGAGCGGGTGCTCGTTTCCCAGTTAGCAGCTCATCGGCAAACCCCAAGTCGATGGCAGCTCGCGCGTCCATCCACGTCTCCGCATCCATCAACTTCGACAACTTCGCCCGCGACAGTCCAGTCTTCAGCTGGTAAGCGTTGATGATGGTGTCTTTGACGGACTCGAGCATGTCGAGGGCACGGGATAGCTCGGTCTTGTCGCCCATCGCCAGCGTTGCGGGGTTGTGGATCATCAACATGGATACGGGGCTCATCGCGACTTTGGAGGCCGCCATGGCGATCACGCTCGCTGCGGATGCGGCAATACCGTCGATATTCACTCGGACTTCGCCTGGGTAGTCTAGCAGCATGTTGTAGATCCTGGCTGCAGCCACAACGTCACCACCGGGCGAATTTAACCATATGGTGACCGGTCCTGATCCGGCATTTAGCTCGGATGCGAAAACTGCTGGGGTGATGTCGTCGTCGAGCCATGATTCTTCGGCGATAGCCCCGTTGATACGCAAAACCCGGACGTCTGCCTGATCGTCCGAGTTGGTTGTTTCTGGGGGTAGCCAGTTCCAAAAACGCTTCACAATTTCCTCCTCAAAGACTGTCCGGCAGACGAAGGTGCTTGTGCCGGGTCATTGCTTTCTTCATTTGCTTCATCGCTGCCTTGCTTTTGAGCGGCGTAGGCACCTGCCATGGGCAACGGGAGCATGTTGCCGTTGACCAGGTAAAGATCGCCGCCGTCTGCCTGGTCGATGCGGTCCAGGTTTTCTAACTCTCGGATATCGTTGGCGCTCATCCACCCGTTTTGGCGGGCCACCGCATAGCCTTCCATGCGTGACTGGTAGTCCCCGCGCAGCAGCCCTTCAACGTTGAACTTCACAAACAACTGCTGCTTTTCACGCGGGTTCAAGAGAGTTTTCGTGATGGCTTGTTCCCAGCGGATTACCCACGGGTCAAGGGTGTATTTCACGAACTCTAAAGACTGCTGTTCAATATTGGAAAACGAGGATTTTTCCAGATCGCCAATCATGTGTGGCGGAATACGGAAAATCCGGGCGATCTCATTGAGCTGAAACTTTCTCGTTTCAAGAAACTGCGCCTGCTCTGGGCTTACCGATATCGGCGTATATTTCATTCCCTCTTCAAGCACCGCAACTTTGTTGCCGTTACCAGGCCCACCGAAGGTTTGTTGCCAGGATTCACGTACCCGAGAAGGATCCTTGATCGTGCCTGGATGCTCTAACACCCCGCCAGGAGCCGCACCATTAGCAAAAAACGACGCCCCGTAATCTTCGGTAGCCTGGGCGAGCCCGATAGCGTTTTTTGCCATCGCGATCGGCGAATAACCAACCAACCCATCAAAACCAAGACCTGGAACATGAAGCACATCATTAGGGGTAAGACGGATCGTCTTGTACTCTCCTGCGGGTTCGTCCCAGCTGGTTTGGTACTCGTAATACAAAGCCTTACTGTCCAGATCCCTGCCTACGCTCATCCGATTCGGTTGCAAAGGATACAGTCCGATCACTTCGCCGAGCCCGTTACGCACTACCTGAGCAAACGCATTACCCCACAACAACAGGTGCGTCATGAGCGTTTCTCTAAATACGAAGCTCGTCATCTCGGGGTTAGGTTCATCATGCAACAGCCGGTATAAGGGGTGGTCGAGGGCTTTTTCCTTGCCGCCACCGTCCTTGTAACGATAGACGTGCAGTGGTAGCCCGGCTATCGCCTCAGCCAAGATCCGTACACAGCCATAGACGGCAGTCATCTGCATCGCGCTACGCTCAGTCACCGGACGGCCAGAGGAAGTGGGGCCGAACAGGAACGAATACGACGAGCAAATCGTATGGTTCTCGGTTTGGCGGGGTTTGGGGCGTAGCCAGTTCAGGAATCCCATGTGTCCTTCTACTTTCGATTTAGAATGTTGGGGTGGATAAGGGGTTTCGGCAGGCGTGGCAGAGTGGCGAGTTGGTATTTCCTGCGGTTCCTTCGCAAATTGGCCAACGGTGGTTTCTACGTACGCCGGTGAATCCAGCGAATAGTCGAGACCTTGTGTTTATTGGGATTAACCCATCGAGTGCGACGCGATTTGCTGCTCAGAAACTGGGTGGTGATCCAACGACCTAAATGGTTCTAAAATCTTTCCACGTCGGCGAAGATGGATCTCCGCTCGGCTGGCGTTCAATGACGATCCTGAACCTGCTCCCTTTGATTGGGCAGCCTCGTGATCTGCCTTATTGGGATAGCGATTCTGGCCGCCAGAAGATTCTGGATTCCATCGACATTACCCGTCAGATACTGAGAGTGATTCTCCCGAAATGCCACTGCGTTCATCTGATGTGGGGTACCCCCAATGACAAGAATTTCCCGTGGAAAAGCACAGTGCTCAAACAACTAATACCCGAGATCGACTCGCTTATTCCTGCCGATCACCAGGTTCAGGCGTACCTATCCAAGAGCGGACATCCACTGCATCCAGGGTTTGCCCATTGGCAAGGCGAACAGCTCCGCGAAGCATGCCACCTGCTACAACACCAGTAACCCGCGCTGATCGTAGACCGATCCTGTTGATGTTCCTGTGCCGCAGCGGATGGCCCGGTCGAGGGCCATGATGGTGGCGACGACTCCATCGATCTTCTCCGTAGACTTCTGCTTATCCGGCTTAATGTTGCCTGCCGGGTCGGTGCGCACGTGAATGTTATCAACCATCCAGGCCAGCACCGGGTGCCCGCCATGAGCCAGCTTGCCCTCCAACGCCAGCTTCATCAGTTCCTTGGATGGCGGGGACATGTCTTTGAAGCCTTGCCCAAACGGCACCACCGTGAAACCAGCATCCTCAAGGTTTTGGCTCATTTGGACCGCACCCCACCGGTCGAAAGCAATCTCGCGAATATTGAATTGTTCACCTAGGTTTTGGATGAAGGCTTCGATGTGGCCGTAGTGGACCACGTTGCCCTCAGTCGTGAGTAGGTGGCCTTGCTGATGCCATAGGTCGTAGGGGACGTGATCGCGGGCGACCCTCAGTTTCAGGTTGTCTTCGGGAATCCAAAACCACGGCGCAACCGTGTATTTGTCATCGTCATCCGTGGGTGGGAAGACGAGCACGAAAGCAGTGATATCGGTGGTGGATGCTAGGTCGAGCCCGCCGTAACAAACACGGCCTTCTAACTCATCTAAGTGGACTGGACCATCGTTCTTGTTCCAGGTATTCATAGGCATCCACCGCACAGACTGTTTGACCCACTGGTTCAAACGCAACTGTCTGAAGGTGTTTTCTTCAGCCGGATTCTGTCTAGCACTATTACAAGCGTCCCTAACTTTCTGGATTGGCACCGTCACGTCCAAGGATGGGTTGGCTTTATGCCACACGGCTTCATCGGTCCAATCATCATCTTGCCCTGCCCCATATATGACTGGATAAAAGGTGGGGTCGTGCTTTTTGCCATCTAGGATGTCTTGGGCTTTTTGGTGTTGCTCATAACAAATGCTATGCGTATCGGTACCCGCTGTCGTGATCAAGAAGTACAGCGGCTGGGTGCGCGCATCCCCACTGCCTTTGGTCATCACGTCGAAGAGCGCCCGGTTGGGTTGGGTGTGTAGCTCATCGAATACCACTCCAGAAATATTGAATCCGTGTTTGGAATAAGCCTCGGCCGATAGTACCTGGTAGAAGGAATTGGTGGGGGAGTAGATGATACGTTTTTGGCTTCTAAGGATCTTTACCCGCTTGGCTAGTGGGGGACACATTCTCACCATGTCGGCTGCCACTTCGAACACGATGGATGCTTGTTGCCGATCGGCAGCACACCCATAAACTTCAGCGCGTTCCTCGCCATCGCCGCAACACAGTAAGAGTGCGACGGCGGCGGCAAGTTCACTCTTGCCCTGTTTCTTCGGGATCTCCACGTAAGCCGTAGTGAATTGGCGAAACCCGTCAGGTTTGACCACCCCGAAAAGGTCGCGAATGATTTGTTCTTGCCAATCAATCAACTTAAAAGGTTTTCCTGCCCACCGGCCTTTCGTATGCTTTAAAGCTTCGATAAACGCGACCGCAAAATCAGCTCGGCGCTTGTCATAGCGCGAGCTTTCAGCCATGAACCGTGTCGGGTGATAATCAGCTAGCTCACGCATACGAATCAGTTACCTTCTATTGGTTAAAAAATCAGTTGCTACCAGCGATAACAGGCGCCCTCAAGCCTTGTGGGGCTAGGCTTCGGGCAGATTAGCTAACGCCCAGGCGATCGCATGTCCGGCGTCAGCGAAAAGGTGGTCTGACTCAGCGATGAGTTCGAGTTCACATTCTCCGCGGCCTTTCGAGTTAGGTCCGAACCCGCTGACGGGTTCTTCCATCAACCGGTAGATTTGGGCGTTGTTGCCAAATCCTTCAGTCTTGGTCCAGGTAGCAAAACTTGCTAGCGTGTAGTTCCCGTAGGCAAGAACCGTCCCGTAGGAATCAACGCTCATCTGGAGGGTTTCGCTGGTGACCTTTGTGCTGTTCATGGCTGGTGCCTTTCTGTTGTGTACCGTTTCGGTATGTATATACAGCCATAGACCCGCCTATTTATCCAGTCATTTTCCGCCTATTTTCAAGAAAACTTAGAGATGTACATCTCTAGGTCATAACGCTTCACGATAAAGGCAACCCCACGCCAGGTGGGGTTGCCTTTGTGTTTAGTTTTAACGGGTCAGGTGGTAGTTGACAACGTTTCCTGGCGTAGCATGCTCAAGTTCACGCACCATCGCTGCTGCCCGTCCGTATCCCTCGGTGACTTGTTCGATGTTGTCTAGGTTCAACGCTCCGTAGGAGGTGGTTTGCACCCGCCATTGATCGGTTTCAAAGTCTCGGTCAAGCTCCGGGGTGTAGGGGAACAGCGGGGAAGGAACAATAGAAATCGCGACCCGGTCAGGTTCAATCTCAATGCTGGTGATGGTGTATCCCAACCGGTTAGCACGTCCGATAAGGCGTTCGGTGTTTTCTTCCTCGACGCTGTATTCAGGTTCTTTGGTGTTCATGGCTGTTTCCTTATGTGTTGTGTACCGTTTCGGTATGTATATACAGCCATAGACTTCGCTACTTATCCAGTCATTTTGCCGCCTATTTTGCCTAATAAATAGTGGTTTACATCTCTTGGTTAGTGTTTATTAGTGGCGGGGTTTTCCATGCAGAATCACCGCTTAATGGTGCAAGTAAAATCTTGCGTACTTCCTTATGTTCTTTACCAGAAAGTCCGATGCGGTAAAGCAGGGAGCGCAGTTCATACTTCTCATTACTTACCTGTCTTGTACTGCGGGTTACGATGCGGTGGATCCGTTTGGCGTACGCGATCAGCTTCGTTAAGAACTCGGTGTAGGCTGTGATCTTCTCGAACTCGGGCAGCTCATCCCACCACGGGAAACTCAGCCCCTCACTAGTGGTGGTGATGCTAAGCTGGCTCGCGCCGAGCGCTTTAGTAATCAAGTCTTTCTTGGCTGCAATAAGTTCATGCAGCCTTGCCAGCTCAGTCTCATCAAGCGTGGCGGGCAGGGTGACTACGAGCCCGTAGTTTTCAGCCTTTTTGGTGTTCACCATTGCTCATCCTCCTCACCATCAAACTCGATGCTTTGAACGTCCAGCCAAGCACTGATGAGGCGCACGAAGTCGTGCGGGAAGTTGGAGACAATCATTTCTACGTGCTCGTAGCCGTGGTCTTCAGCTGCATCCCACACCGCACCAATATCGGTCAGGTCCACTCCGAGGCTTTCGATTTCTTCTAGATCGGCGTATAGCTGTCCCATCATCACCAAACCCTCTCTTTCTTGTGTTTTGTTTGGTCATGTACATACAGCCATAGGAACGCGTACTTATCCAGTCATTTTCGCCTTAAAATCCAGGAGTTTTAGTGGCCTCGGCGACTATCTGGGAAAGCACGAGTTTGGCGCACGGCAAAGCTATCCCGTTTCCCCACAGCTTGTATAACGCCCGATCGGTCACTGGATTAGCCAGCCATTTGCGTACTTGGTTGCGGGTTTTAGGATTTTTCAATCCTTGCACCTTGCCCCAGCTGGCCCAGACCTGCCACCAGTAATCCAACTGTGAATCTGTAGGATCGCTGATTGCTAAATCCTGAGTCCAATCATCAGGGAACCCTTGTAGGCGGGCGCATTCAGTTGGGGTTAAGCGCCTCACGCGGTATTCGGGCACGCAAGGGTCAGTGACCAGGGGTGGCTCAGTTGAGTCCGAAGCCAACAATGCTCCTGCAATATTGACGTTGCCTCGGCAGAAGAAGTCTGCCTTCGAGGCACTCACAACGTCGGGTTCGACGATGGCGATGCCGCCTTGGTTACAGGTCGGAGCTATCCCTGACGTATCGAGCGTCTTGGATACCTCGGTTGAATAACCGTACCTGCCCACTGCCGCACCGCGTCCCTCATGTAACGCATTGAAACCGTAGGCGGTAGCGATGATGGGAGTATTACCTCCGCCAGTGCCGTAACGAGCGGTCACGGTTGGTGCTATCTGGCATGGTCCGCCCACTCTGGCATCATGAGGATGATGGTCAAACAATAGCGGCTCAATAATACTCTGATCGTTACTGCATCCGAGCGTGCCTGACAGATTTGTTTGCACGAGCGGGCCTTTACCACCACCCGGTTTACCTGCCCGCATCCGCAAGGCGAACACATCTAAAGATTTGCTTGCCTCGTGAGTGCCTGCTCGAGGATTGGTGGGAGGGTTTTGCTTTTCACTGCAGCCCTGCGCAAGATCCCTTGAGCTGCACGAGGGCTCAAAGAGTATGTGTCCGGCACGCCCGCTTGCAAAATCTGCGATAAGGTAGATTCTTTTGCGTCGTTGGGGTAGGCCGAAAAATTGCGCGTCCAATACTCGCCACGCAATACTCCATTGGTCTGCCACGATCGCTCCGGCTTTTTGCCACTTTTGTACTCGAGGTAGGTCAGCCGCTGCTTGCCCGTCGACAACCGAGATGAGGTTTTGCAGGACGCTGTGGAAGTCTGCTCCTTTATTGCTTGAGAAGGCTCCGGGCACGTTTTCCCAAACAGCGAATCTTGGATATAGACCATGACTTGCCTTTCTCATTTCTCTGATGACTCTGACAGCTTGGTGGAATAGACCGGAGCGTTCGCCAGCTAAGCCTGCCCTTTTACCTGCCACCGACAGGTCTTGGCAAGGAGAACCAAACGTGACCACATCCACCGGCTCTAGCTGACTGCCGTCAATGTCGCAGATGTTGCCCAGGTGTTGCATTTGTGGCAAACGCGTTGTGGTGACCAGGATCGGGAAGGGCTCAATCTCGCTTGCCCACACAGGTTCGATACCAATCTTGGTTGCGGCGAGTGGGAAACCTCCCGAGCCATCAAAAAGCGAGCCAAGCCTTAAAGTTTGTGTCAAGGGTTAGCCTTTCTGCTTGGGACGGTCGACTTCTTTGACCAGATCCAGGTAGGCGTATTGTTTGCCGCCTCGCTCACACGTGATCCCTGCTGCGTCTCCGGTTGCTTCGGCATAGCGGCGCAGGATCACGGAAGCGTATTTCTCATCCAGCTCCATGCAATAGCAAGTGCGGTCTGTGGCTTGTGCAGCCATTAGCGTGGAACCAGACCCAGCAAAAGTGTCGAGGATGATTGCGTTGGTTTGGGTGGAGTTACGAATCGGGTAAGCCAACAGGTCTAGTGGCTTGGAAGTGGGGTGATCGGAATTCTTCCTCGGCTTGGCAAAATGCCACACCGTGGTTTGTTTGCGATTCGCATACCAAGCGTGAGAGCCGTCTTTCTTCCACCCATACAGTACCGGTTCGTGCTGCCACTGATATGGGGAACGACCAAGTACGAGGGAGTCTTTGACCCAAATACAACAGCCCGACAGGTAGAAGCCAGCATCAAGAAACGCTTTACGGAAGTTCAATCCTTCAGTGTCGGCATGGAAAACATAGGCTGACCCTCCATTATCTAGGGATGCCGCCATGTTGGTGAATGCAGCCAGCAGGAACTGGTAGAAGGTGTTGGCGTCTTGTTTGTCGCCTGCGATTTTCAGGCCGCTGTTCGATTTGAAGTCCACGTTGTAAGGCGGGTCTGTGACCACCAGATTAGCCTGTTTGCCATCCATCAAGGTTTCGACATCGGCCGGGTTCGTGGCGTCCGCGCACATCAGGCGATGCCTACCAATCCTCCAGATATCGCCTTTTTCGACAAAGGCTGCCGCTTCTAGGGCGGCGTTCAGGTCGAAGTTGTCATCCTCGATACTGTCGCCGTCAAGAGAACCTATCAACTGTTGTATTTCGGATTCGTCGAAACCGGTGAGTTCAACGTCGAAATCGGAAGCATCCAGGTCGGCTATGAGTAGGGCGAGTTTGGATTCATCCCAATCGCCACTGATCTTGTTTAGCGCAACGTTGAGCGCTTTTTCGCGGGTTTCGTCTAGCTCAACGACCACGCAGTCCACGGTTTTATAGCCCAGATCAGCGAGTACTTTCAGACGCTGATGCCCACCCACAATATTTCCGGTGGTTTTGTTCCAGATGACTGGCTCCACATACCCAAACTCCGTCAGCGACCGCTTGAGCTTCTCGTAATCGGGGTCGCCGGGCTTAAGGTCTTTGCGGGGGTTGTAGTCAGCTGGGGCCAGATCAGTTAGCGCTATTTGCTTGATGCGCATGGTTTTTCACCGCCTTTATAAGCTCGCGCCGAGTAGTCCAGGTGTCTTCCCATTTGCGTGTGTAATCCCCGAAATGCCCATACGTCGAATAGCGCACATAGCCAGGTGCTCGCAGCCCAAACTGTTCGATGATCGCTGCTGGCCGAAGATTGAACACATCTCGAGCCGCAGCTGTGAGAATCTGGTCGCTGTATTGGCCGGTGCCGAGCGTGTCCACACTGAAAGCAACCGGGTCGGCTTTCCCGATCGCGTAACTAATCGCCACCTGGCACCTGGGTGCAAGATCCGCATCCACCACCGTCTTGGCGATCAGCCGCGCCATATAAGCACCCGAGCGGTCAACCTTAGAAGCATCTTTACCGGAAAAAGCTCCACCACCATGTCCGGCCAGTCCGCCATAGGTGTCAACCATAAGTTTTCGACCAGTGAGGCCGGTGTCAGCTTTAGGGCCGCCCTTAACGAACCGCCCGGACGGGTTCACCAACACAACCGTGTCCTCATCTACCGGTAGATACCGCTGGCATGCTGGGCCAACAATCAGTGAAGTTATTTCACGACGCAACACCTCGAAATCCTTGAATTTATCGTGCTGGACGGAAACCACAACGGTTTCGATAGATAGCGGTTTGCCTACCTCGTCGTAGCGCACCGAAACTTGTGCTTTACCATCCGAAAGGATCCCAGTAATGGTTCCTTGCTTGCGCGCGTCATCTAGCCGCTTACAAATCTCGTGGGCTAAAACAAGAGGCAACGGTAAACGCTCAGGAGTATCAGTGCAGGCATAACCATAGACCGTGCCTTGATCACCAGCACCCTGAAGACAATAAGCAGACTCATCGCCATGGCGAGCCTCTAAAGATGTGCTCACCCCGTCGTTAATATCGCTAGATTGACGCCGCACCCACACGTACACCAAAAATCGCCACGGCTTATAGCCAGCTGCAGTAAGTGCAGTTCGTACGCAATCACGCAAGTCCACACGAGCATTAGTGCTGATTTCACCAGTGACAATAATCCGTCGCCCAGTAGCCATGACCTCTACAGCGACGCGAGCGTTGCGATCAGCGTAGAGAATTTCGTCGAGAATCTGATCAGCAATTAAATCGCACAGTTTATCGGGGTGACCGATACACACTGCTTCAGCGCTTAGAACCATAGTCATAGGAATGCCCTTTCAGTAGAAAAATCAAAAGAAACAAAAACTCCCCACCATGTCCAACGAAGAGTGGGGAGCAAAGATAGACAGGCGAACCCGAATCATGTGTGATACTGGAATACGTGCAAGACGAAACGAGTAAACCTAATCCGCCAGAACCTTCCGGCGGCAATGGTAAAGCCGTGGCCTATGGAATGATCGCCGGGATAATGACCGCCATAATCTTTCGGTTCATTATGGACGATAATGCCTTAGCGATAACTATTGGCACAGGAGTTGGGATCGCGCTAGGGGCAGGCTTGACCGAAACAAAACGCTCAAAATAACCCCGGGAAACAACTAGGACGCATCTACGAGCGTGCTTTCAACAACTGCTCCATAACCTCATCACCCGGGGCCGCACCCGAATAGTCACTAGTGCAGTTCGCCCGCACAATCTCAAAAATCTCATACCAATACACGTTTGCCTGCTTGCCAAAAGACTGGCTCATCGCAACAAACGGGGAAGCGATAGCAGCCCCGGTAGTTGGGTGCTTGCCGAGCAAACCGAACTTGGAGATCGCCTGCTCACACTGCACATAGCGGGCGAACGCCTGGGCGTAGGCCTCAATCAGACGCTTAGAAACAAACCTCGTGCAGCCACGCTCATCAAGCCAGCGTCACGTCTCCCGATACACCAAATCAGCACCCAGCGGTTTGCCATCGCGCTGAACCTCCGACAGATACTCAGAAGGCTCTGGCATCACTTCACCAGCAAGCACCGCGCCATCACCAACATCGGCGCCCTCGAAATCAAAAGGGCTAGCTAGCGGATCTTCCAGGCGAGTCGCAATCAGACCCTTAGCGAGTTTCTCACCCAGCGGGTCGGGTTTCGCACCAGCCCTCACGCGGCGCCCACCGCGATTGGTTCCGTCTTTCGCCATATTTATAGTTCCTATTGATAACATGTACTAATGTGTATGAATACCACTTGTGCCACTGCGTCATAACGCGTGTCGGAACGCGAGGGAATGAACATTGAGAAAGATAGCTGTGCTTCTTGTGTGTACTGCAGCGTATTTCGCCGGGGCGTGGCTTTTCTTCGCGATAATCCAAAACTGCCAAGTCAGGGATTTGGGGTTTTTCGCTGGCTTCCTGCTGATATCAATCGCCTACGTGTGTTACACGATTCTTGTCCTGTTATTTACTAGGCACATAATTGGTATTCAATCTATACGAATACTGCAGCTTATGCTCGGCGCCTTTATCGGACTCTCGGCTTTTTTGTTTTCCCTTGACGGCATTGGCTCGTTGGTTCGTAGTAATTCTTATTTTCAACTACTGAGCCAGTTCGCGATTCCCGCCATCGGCGCGCTTGCCTCCGGTGGTGTGGCGCTTGGGTTTGGTATTTTTCCCAAGCACCACACCAAGAGGAAGACCGAACCAACTATCAGTAGATGAATTCAGCTAGCTTTCGGCAAGCCGCCATTGGGCGCCCTATCGTGACTACCGAATACTCACACAGACGGATCAACTAATTTGGCTGCCACAGGTCTCTGGTTAGCGCGATCCTGGCCAAGCCCAGTCATCAGACATTCCTTGTAGACGAGTCGCAGTCTACGGTACCTAGAAGAAGAATCCCTGGCGCGCCGCCTTGCCACGATCAATATCTCGTTGAACTTTCATCAAAGCTTCACGCTCTTCGGGCGGAGCTTCATGCATTCTCTTGTCAATTCTCCTTCGCAGAGAGAAATGCCACCAAATGGCAAATCCAACTAGCACGAGAACCGCGAGCACAATCCATTCAGCGATAGTCATAATTTAGTATCTCACGAGGTTCCCCCCGCACAGCAAGGATTCGGCGTTGAAGCATCCCGGGTTTTGTTCCGAGGTTTTTGTGAGAGGATTTCGCATGCCAAGGAACTATATAAAAGTTTTTGGGGAGCGGGCTGTCAGGCTTGTTGAGGATCGTCTGCGGGATAATCTGGGAGTGTCTGAAACCCGCGAACACGTCGCTTTCGTAGTTGATAGGAAGCTTGATGCTGCTTCGGTGATTGAACTGCTCGACCTTGCCTGCCTCGAGCATGGTGGACGTCCCAGGGTGATCCGGATGGATAACGGCCCCGAATTCATCTCTCACGCACTGCAAGAGTGGGCAACCGAGGATGGGACAATCCAAGCGTTTATCCCGCCCGGTCAGCCATGGCATAACGGGTTCGTTGAATCGTTCCACAACCGGATGAGAGACGAGCTGTTAGAGGACAACAGTATCGAGAACCTGGAGCACGCTCGCCTGCTCGTAAATCTGTGGTCACGGCGTTTCAATGACTTCCATCCGCATTCCTCGCTGGGCTACCTCAGCCCACGACAATATGCGGAACAATGGAGACAAGAAAACACGGTCAACGCTTAAACCGCCTGGACCTAATTCCTAGGCCACTCCAGTGGGGAGCAAAGAAAACGAGGCGAACCCGAGTCAGGTGTGACACTGGAATACGTGCAAGACGAAACGAGTAAACCTAATCCGCCAGAACCTTCCGGCGGCGATGCTAAAGCCGTGGCCTATGGAATGATTGCCGGGATGATGTCCGGCACTATCTTTGGGTTCATTATGGACGATATCGCCTTGGGGGTAGCTATCGGCACAGGAGTCGGAATCGCGCTAGGGGCAGGCTTCAGCGCAACAAAACGCCCCAAATAAGCTCAAAAACACTAGGACGCATCTACGAGCGTGCTTTCAGCAACTGCTCCATAACCTCATCACCCGGGGCCGTACCCGAATAGTCACTTGTGCAGTTCGCCCGCACAATTTCAAAAATCTCATACCAATACACGTTTGCTTGCTTACCAAAAGACTGGCTCATCGCAACGAACGGGGAAGCGATAGCAGCCCTCGTTGTCGGGTGCTTGCCGAGCAAACCGAACTTGGAGATCGCCTGCTCACACTGCACATACCGGGCGAACGCCTGGGCATAGGCCTCGATCAGACGCTTAGAAACAAACCTCGTGCAGCCACGCTCATCAAGCCAGCGCCACGTCTCCCGATACAAAATGTCCGCGCCCAGCGGTTTGCCATCGCGCTGAACCTCCGACAGATACTCGCCAGGCTCGGGCATCACTTCACCAGCAAGCACCGCCCCATCACCAACATCTGCGCCCTCGAAATCGAAAGGGCTTGCTAGCGGATCTTCCAGGCGAGTAGCAGGCAGACCCTTAGCGAGTTTCTCACTCAGCGGGTCAGGTTTCGCGCCAGCCCTCACGCGCCGCCCACCGCGATTGGTTCCGTCTTTCGCCATGAAATCTCGCCTCCTTCCAAGCGGTTAGCCCGGTAATGGAGGGCTTGCGGGTTAATACCCTGTTTGATTCGGTCTTTTTGCGTACGGTTGGCCCCGCCCGCTGACCTTCGCCGAAGCTGTAGAGATTCGAGGCCCCCAACCCCTAACCGAATCCTCGACTGGTCCCGTAACTTGGCGTGGGAACAAGGCCGATATTTTTAGGGTGGGGAAGTACCAGTGGTTATGTCGCGTTTTTCAAAAAATCTAGTAGGTGTAGACCTGAAGGGCTTGCCTCCATCTGTCACCGTCTAACGCGCTCTGCCTGGAGTGGCAGGGTTTGCACAGGCTGCGCAGGTTAGAAAAATCGTGGCTGCCGCCATGCTCTAAGGGCAGGACGTGGTGGACTTCGGCAACTGGGGTGGTCACTCCTTTTTCCAGGCAGTCTTCGCACAAAGGATGCTGGGAAATATATGCGGCACGGATGCGGCGCCAGCGCGCACCGTAACGCTTGTTGATTCTCGGGTCACGTTGAAACTTACGGTAGTTCTTGTCCGACTCCTTGGCGTGGATCTCGCAGAACCTTTCTCGGGTTAGTTCGGGGCAGCCGGGTGCCGAGCAGGGCCGGGCTGGTTTGCTTGGCATTGCACCCACTGTCCTTTTTGCCTGCGTAAGCGAAACCCTCCGGTCAGCAGTTCAGTGCTGTGTCGCCGGAGGGTTTCGTCTTTCTTTATTTTTATCCACTTACAGTATTTCAGGCTTTAACCGCGTTTTCCATAGCAGGGTTCGGATACTTGCTAACGCATGGGTGCAAGTTAGCGTCTGCCATATAGTGCTACTGCCAGGCGATCTAATGCTCGGTTCTTTCGCCGGTAGACGCTGTCGCGTTGAATGTAGAAGTGGTCGCCGATCATTGCCACGCGTTCGTCTTGGTTGCCTTGGCCGAGGAAGAAGTTTTCCAACACGAACCTGTCGTCTTCGGTTAAAGCTGCCCAGGCTGGTAGGAACCAGTCGAGGTAGTCTTGGGCTTCTTGTTTTCGGGCGGCGAGCAGGTCGATCTTGTCGAGGGTTGCGGCGATGCGGCGTTCACCTGCATGTGGATCTTTCGCGTGCGGAACACCCGTGATCCTCGCGCTCGTGGGACTGGTGAGGTCTTCACGCAGCTGAGCAGCTTCGGCACTGGTGTCTTGGCCAGCTGCTTGTTCCATCAGCGGGTAGTCTTCTAGTGCGCAGATCGCTGCTTTGCGGGTATCAAGGTATTTCGTCATCACATGCATGACGGCTCCTTCCTGTTAGTGGTTGTTAGTTGGGTTTTGACCGCTTCAATCAGTGCGGCCTGCGTAACGTTCTTAGCTTCGAGTGCTTTAAGTACTGCTTCGTCGAGAGTGCCTTCAGCCGCCAGGTGGGTGATGGTGACTGGCTCGGTTTGTCCTTGCCGGTAAAGCCTTGCGTTGGTTTGCTGATATAACTCCAGGCTCCAGGTCAGCGAGAACCAGATGAGCAAGTGCCCGCCTGCCTGGAGGTTGAGGCCGTGACCGGCGGAGGCTGGATGGATCAGGCCGAGAGGTATCTCGCCCGTGTTCCACGCTGTAATATCCTCGGCAGTCTTTAGGACTCGGGCTTGTGGAAAGCGCTCGATGATGCGTTCCAGGTCGTGTTTGTACCAGTAGGCCACGAGGAGGTTCTGCCCGTTGGCGGCCTCGAGGAGATCCTCGAGAGCATCTAGTTTTGCGCTATGAACAGCAATTGCCTGGCTTTGCTCGTTGTAGATGGCTCCGGAGGCCAGCTGCAAGAGTTTGCCGGAAAGCGCGGCTGCGTTCGCTGCATCCACGGTTTGTCCATCTAGCTCGATGACCAGGTCTTGCTTGAGTCGCTCATATACCGCCCGCTCCTTGCTAGCTAGTTTCACTTGCTTGGTTGTTACCGTCAGCTCCGGCAGCTTAAGGTGGTCGGTGGTTTTCATGGACAAGGTGATGTCTGAAATTGCCTCATAGATCTCGTCTTCAGCACCTGCTCGCGGCTTATATGTAAACACCTGCATTCCATTGCGTTTATCGGGGACGAACCAGCGATCCCGAAACCTAGTGATATAGCGTCCTAGTCTGGTGCCGCCATCTAGCAGCCGGAACTGCGCCCATAAATCCATCAGCCCGTTGGAGGCTGGTGTTCCGGTCAACCCAACCCAGCGGGACACATAGGGCCGCGTTTTCACCAACGCCGTGAAACGCTTGGCCCGGTGATTCTTAAAACTGGACAGTTCGTCAATGACGACCATGTCGAACGGCCAGGATGTACCGTAGTGGGCGACCAGCCACGGGATATTTTCGCGGTTGATCACCGTCACCATCGAGTTCTTCGCCAGGGCGTCGAGGCGTTCGGCTTTGCTGCCTACGGCTACCGCCAGCGACAGGCCCTCAAGGTGATCCCACTTGACTGCTTCGGCTGGCCAAGTATCACGGGCTACGCGAAGTGGCGCGATGATGAGAACTCGGGTCACGAGGAAGTAGTCGAGGACAAGCTGCCAGATAGCGGTCAGAGCAATGACGCTTTTTCCTAAACCCATACCTAAGAACACTGCGGCTTCGTCATGGTTGATGATGAAACCCGTTGCCTGGGTTTGGTAGTTATGCGGCTTGTAGCGCATTTGCCACCTCCGCAATATCACCTGGGCTGTCTACCACAAAGACTTGGAAGCCTTGATCACGCAGTTGAGCCATCCGGCGGTTCTGGATTGGCCTAGGTTTGGCTCCTGGTGCTTTTACTTCGACGAAAATAACTCGTCCGGCTTTTAGGCAGATACGATCTGGGACACCTGCTACTCCTGGGGATACGAGTTTCCAGCAGATCCCGCCCAGGTTTTCAATGGCGGTTTTGAGGGCTTGTTCTAGGTATTTTTCTCTCATTGGTCTTCACCTCTTGTTGTTGGAGGTGCAGACCGGTGCAGGGTCAATCCATACTTTTCCTATAGCTATTTTTATTAAAATTTTTCCCTTTAGAGAAAGTTGCTATACGGTCTGCACCGGTCTGCACCCTCGGCTGGTTTTAGGCACAGAATTCGCTTTTGATGGCTAGTCCGAAGACGCGGATCCCGGTTTTGGTTTTCTTACGGGCATATCCGGCTTGTTCGGTGGCGGCGTTGAAGTCGATCATGGGGCGAGCCCACCCGCTGGTGGCTTGCGCCCACGCCCGATATGTCTGGTAGAGGTCACCTGCCCGCTCAGATAGGCCCTCGCCGGTTTCGCATTGGTCTTCGAGGAATTGGGAAAACCAGTCATTATCGTCGCGGTAAGCGTTCGATGCTTCGATGACTTGTCGGGGTGGGTCCAGATGGTAGTCATCGGCGTGGATCGCTCGCGCGCCTTCCATCACCCACGCCAGCACCGCACCACCGGCATGCTCGTAGAGATAGTCGGCATAGTTTTTGATATCTGCGTTTCCTTCGATTTTTGCTTCGAAAGGGATCACGATCAGGCGACGCCAAATACCTGTATCCATCGCACCAACCCTGGGCAGATGATTCGTATACAACACCAGAGTGTGGGAGGGCGTGAATGAGAACGGATCCTTATATTTTTTCTCCGCCGTGATCTGGTCGGTAGAAGCGAGCTGTTTGACGTTCGAGGTTGAAAGGCGCATGCCTTCTTCTGTTTCGGCTGCGATCAGTAGGCGTTTGCCTCTGGCTTCGGCTAGTTCGGGTTTAACGTTGCGGCGCACCCCAACGGTGAGCGCATCGGCGGAGATAGTGCCCGCGTAGGTGCCGAGCACTCGGGCGATGGTATTCCAGAACGTGGATTTACCGTTACGACCATCCCCGTAAGCGATCACGAGGGCCTCAACCATCACCCGCCCGATCACCGCCAGGCCACAAATACGCTGCACGTACCCGATCAGTTCTGGGTTGGCCTGGAAAAATACATCCAGCGCCTCCAACCAGATCCGGGCACCTTCCTGGGTTGGGGCGAGTGTGGTTTGCTTTGTCAGCAAATCAGCTGGATCGTGGTTTTTTCTCGCGCCTGTTCTTAGGTCGTAGCTGCCATCGGGGGTGTTGAGCAGGTACGCATCCTCATCCAGCTCGCTAACCGCAACCTGCAATATAGGTGCTGCTTCTTTCAATGTGGCACTAATGTTTTTCGATGTTCGCCTAGTAGTCACGAAATTTCGGTAGGCCTGTGCAGCCTCCAACTGATCCAGGGCATCAACCTGGCCTGCCTCTAATTGGGCTAGGCCTTTCTTTTTCGATGTTGCCTCAGCCATAACCTCTTCGGCACCGCTATCGCTCATCTGCTGGCCGGCATTAGATAGTAGGGTTTTGGCTTCTTCGAGCTGGCGGGTTGTTAGCTCTTGGGCCACCCCTCGAGCGGTGAGCTCGTTTTCTTCCCAGAAACTACCGTTGTAGACCAGCCATTTCGTTGACGGCGAGTACCGGATTTTATTCGCGTACTCGGCCGCAAGCAGGTCCGCTTGGCCGACATCGGAAAAATCTCCAGGCCGCAAACCCGACAACACCCGATAAACCTCCGGCGACACATAATCCGGCTGGGCCGCAACCTTGGCAGCGAACTTACAAGCACTATCCCAAATCAGGGCAAGCTCACCGGCTGGTAGCGGGGGATCGCAAAGGGCTGCTTTACGGTCGAACAACTCTCGGGCCTGCGTGGTGTTTCCGTAGCGGATCAACACCCGACCCGCGAAACGTGAAAGTGTGGCGTTGCGGGAGCCCTCACCAATTGCCTGGGTGGAGGCATCGAAGACTGCGAACATATCCTGCTCATCAGCTGCCGTAAGCCACGCGTCCAACAGCTGCACACCTTCGAATACGGCGACCTCAGCAGCGGGGTTGCCGTAGATGAAACGGCCAGCATCCAAAGCATTCGCATCGAAAAAGCTGAAGCGTGCAGCCAAACGCTTCTTGAGCCCCGCGTACTCGCTAGCATCGCTGATCTTGGTTATCGGGTAGTAGACGTGGAAACGCGGTCGTGCGGACTCCCTACCTTTGGTTTTCATGTGGTTACGGCTTGTGGCGGTCATAAACGCCACACCCGCCATCAGCTCAGACAACGCATCGGGCGTGATCCATTCTTCGGGGTTTTCGGTGTGGTCGTTGTCGATATCCATCACCACACAATCCGAAACCAGGAAGTTCTCGTTCGAGCGGTGATTGTTCTTATAGGTGGCTGCTACATGATCGAACGCAGCGGATGTTACCAAATCCTTGTTGCTGGTGATCTTGCGGCGGTTTGGGTAGAGGCTGTTTGTTTGCTGGCCAATAACGTCGGCGGTGTGAAGCGTGAAGGTGCGCATCAGTAGGTAACCTCCTGGAAGTCAGCGTTGAAATAGCGGGTTGGTAGTTCTAGGTCGCGGGCCCACTCGATTTCCGCACGCATACCCCTACTGACTCGGCCGGTGTAGACCCACACCTCATCGCAGCGAGAAAGCAGCACCTTGTTGAAGCACATCGCCAGTTCGCGCTCATCAAGGTCGTGATCATTCATGAACTGCGAAAAAAGTAAATGCGGTGCGAGTGGTATCTGGCCGGCAGAGATCGCGAAGCCACAAAACTGGCGCGCTAAAGCCGTATTCGCTTGTACATCGCCTGAATAGGGTGAGCAGATATATGTCAGCGGGCGTGCCATATTCTCGGTCTGCTGCAGTTGCTTTAAAACCTTGTAGCTGGTGGGGTCGGCATAGCCGCGAGCGTTTCTGCGCGACAGACCTAGTACATGATCTGTAGTTGCTGACATTTCTAATCCTCCGTGTCTTCGCGTTCGATGACCGGCAGGATCCCGCAGTGGTTCTTGAGTAAGTCGTAGATGAACAGGCGCCCGGTCTGGGTCCAGTACATGTGTGTGCGGGTCTTGCCCGGCGCATATTCATGCGTCTTGGATTGGGCATAGCCACGCTGGGCGTAGCCTGCATAGAGGAACCAGCGGCCTGAGCGGTGGAACTGGATCTTTTCATCCCGGAGGATTTGGTTGAGGCGTTTGGCTGATAGGCCGTAGTCTTTCGCGATCTCCGTAGTGCTCAATAGTGAGTCGGATTGCAGCACAATGTCGTAGTAGGAGATCTTCGGTGTTGCCTCGGCTAGCCGCTGTTCGGCGATTAAGCGTTTGGTGCGCTCAGCACGCAAATGCGCCAGTGCCTGCTCCAAGAACTCATCATCATCTAACAGCTGGTCAATGGCGTAAACCCCGTGGCGGCGAATGGTAGGTAGTACCTCATCGAACACCCACTTCTCAAACTGCTGGGCAGCTGGCAGTTTCGAGGAAACGATAAGCCTGTAGACGTCACCTTCGGTGATGAATACGGCTTCTTGCCTGCGTCCGAGGGCGTCGATGATGGGGTAACGTTTTGGACCCCCATCTTGGCGAGTGTGATCTCGCACTGCTTTACCAGGATTCTCATACCCCAGTGCCGCTGCGATATCGCGTCCGCAGAACAGGATTCGTTCTTCCTCTTGGATAGTGCGGATTTGGCCGAACTGCTCGTTAGTGAATACCTGTAGTTGGTTACCCATGGGGCTTCCTTCCTGAGAGCCCCAGGTAGAGGAAAAGTGGTGCGCCGGCGGCGCAGTAGAGTAAGGGCTCCTACACGACTGCCGACGAACCCAAAAGTGTTAAATTCTGTCAGCTTCGCTGGTAGCCCAAAGGAACGGTCTTTCAGCGGCTAGGCGCCCGCAGGGTTCGTGTGGTACGCTGATATCAATCGTTCAGCCCGCTGTGACTTTTGGTCGCAGACGGGCTGGATTTCTTTTTGCTAAAGGAGGCTGCAGGTGAGCGCTCTGAAACCGGCAACGAGCATTGATCAGCAGATTGAGATTTTGCGTGAGCGCGGGATGAGTGTTGATGAGCCGCTTGCCCGCCAGTGGCTGGCGAGCGTGTCGTATTATCGGCTCTCTGGCTACTGGTATGCCTACCGTGTGCTACCCGCAGATGCTGATCCGAAGAACCCTCACCGTCTCGATAAATTCCAGCAGCAAACATCGTTTAGTGACATTGCGAGATTGTATGAGTTTGATCGCAAACTTCGAACCCTCATTCACGATGGTATGGAGCGCATCGAAGTGGCGTTACGTGCCAGAATCAGTGACCGGTTAGCTTCCATAGGGGCGCTGTCTTACCTTGATCCTGCAGTTTTCCGCCCGGAATTTGAACACAGCGCATGGTGTAATACGGCGCTTGCCCGAGTCGAAAGAGCAAAGAAACGTGATACCGCGATAAAACACTATGCCAGCAAGTATGGTGAATATCCGATTTGGGTTTTAGTCGAAGCACTCGATTTTTCGGATATTTCGCAGCTCTTTGACGGGATGTTGCTTGACGATCAACGCGCCATCTCTGAATCGCTAGGGCTGGTCGTGGATTCAGATAGGCTCACCGCTAAGCAGAAAGGCAGCTACTATAGGCAAGATCCTTTGGCTCGCTGGTGTGAACAGCTTACGGTGCTACGTAATATATGTGCCCACCATGGCAGGTTATGGAACAGGTATCTCACTCCTGCATCAACGAACGCGTTGCGTACAATCACCGATCTTTTCTCTCTTCCTAAAGGCCAAAGCGACCGTCTTTTCGGTGCAATCCTGGTCATGTCTTTCCTGTTGCGCCAGATTTCTCCGGGAACCAGTTGGTCGAACAAAATCCGTCATCTCATCGAGGCCGAATACCTTCCCCTTGAATCTCGATCAACAGTAGAAATGGGCATGCCTGGGGGCTGGCAGCAGTTGTCTTTATGGAATAACCCGGACGTTTAATCTTTGCGGTAGTAGTCGCATTCATATCCATCAGCCGTGAGCGGCAAACCGCCAGCCCAGGCCGGCAGCTTAGACATGAGTTGACAGGCGTCTTTTACCGTGAAGCCGGAATCTAGGGGCTCGTCGATGACGATTTCGTCGTGAACATGCATCACGATCTGGTGGCCGGCTTCAGCAACGTTTTTCATGCCGTTAACGAGTAGGTCGCGGGCTATGGCTTGAACAATATTTTCCGTGAGTTTGCCACCGTAGGTTTCTAGGCGTCCCCACTTGCGTCCGGTGCTGATACCCCAGTAGGTGATGGAGGTGCCACCGAACCGGTTTTGACCCAACCCTGGTTTCACATACGCCAACCTTCTACCGGACGGCAAGGTGATGAACAGGATTCCAGACTCAAGCGTAAAGGTGAGATTACTAAGCCGAACAGGCTGTCTAGTGGTGATGGCTTTGAGTGCTGAGTCTTCGACTTCTTGCCACAACCAGACGATATGGGGGTTGGCTGCTCGCCAAGCGTCCACGATGGGTTTGAGCTCGTCTTCGGATAACCCCATCTTTAAGGCTCCCATTGCTTTGAGCGCGCCGACGGAGCCTCCGTATCCGCAAGCCAGTACCGCTATTTTGCCTTTTTGTCGTAGCTTGCCGTTGGCTCCGTGTTTTTCAACTGGAACTTTGAACATGCGACTAGCAGTCTCGCAATATAGATCCTTGCCATCACGGAAGGCCTCGAGGGTAGTTTTTTCACCTGCGAGCCAGGCAATCACGCGGGCCTCAATAGCGCTGTAGTCAGAGACAATAAAACGGTTACCCGAGGTGGGTATGAAAGCGGTGCGAATCAACTGAGAGAGCGTGTCTGGCACCGAATCGTAGAGCAACTCTACGGCTTCAAGATTCTTGTCTTTGACTAGGGTGCGTGCCTGGTCGAGGTCAGGCAGATAATTACGCGGCAGATTCTGTACCTGAACTAACCTGCCTGCGAAACGTCCGGTACGTCCTGCTCCATAAAACTGTAGGAGTCCGCGCGCTCGCCCGTCCGCTCCGGAGACGTTTTGCATGGCCTGGTACTTCTTGACGGAAGATTTTGCGAGGTCCCCGCGCAGCTGAAGTATTTCTTTAACTACGCCACTAGCATCCTCGAGGGCAGTTGTCACCTCGGCTTTCGTAAGCGAATCGAGAGGACAACCGTTTTGGGTCAGCCAGTCTTTAAGCTGGATCGGGCTATTCGGATTCTCCAAACCAGTCAGCTTTTGGGCACGAGCCAAAGTGACATTGCGGTGTTTTTCATCGAGGGTAACGGCGGCATCGACAAGGGTCGCATCGAGCTTGATCCCAGCATCGTTAATGCGCTGATCCAAGCTATAGGCTTCCCACTCGGCCTCTGGTACGGGAAACTTTGCCAGGCGGGTGTGGATGGCTTGTTCTACTTCTACGTCACGGCGGTTATATTCGATGAATGCCTTCCAGCCTTCCGGATCTAAGGACGGTAGATTACGGCGCGCGCCCTTGTTAATCAGGTTTGGGGTCGCTGGCGTGCAGAACTGCTTGATTAGTTTCTTACCGGCCGTGTCTTTCTTCACCGGCAAGTCAAGGACGCGAGCTACTTGGTCTAGGCTCATCGGCATCCCAAGATAGGCAGCCCATACCATGGAGCAGCGCCACTGAGCAGGATCCAGGAAACTGCCTTGAGGTAATAGTTCTGGCTGGTGGCGGTGTAACCAAGATGAGAGGCAGATGCGTTCGAAGGACGCGTTGAACGCCCACTTAACCACACCAGGATCCACCAGAGCCGCAAGTATCTCATCGGGTAGCTTTTCTCCGCTTCCCAGGTCAACCACCTGCACTGGACCATCATCTACGGCATAACCAAACAATAAAATCTCAAAGTCCGGATGAGCAGCATAGGGGTAGACCCCAGTTTTGGAGAGATTAAAGAGGCTATAAGTTTCCAGATCAATACTTAGATATTTCAAGGTTTAATCCTTCAAAATCAGGTGTGGTGGGCAGCAACCATACAGCTACTGCCCACCACTAATATGTACTTACCTGCTAGTTAAGGAAGTCCTCGTTAGCCGTAGAAAACTCAGCGAAGTCTTCCTCAGCGCTGACGTGTCCGCCACCGAGCGGTTCACCATCCCGAATTTTTTGAATATTCCCCAGTCCGCAGGCGATTCCCTTATTGCCATTGGTGTTGAACGCATAGAAGGTAATGCTCGCGCGGGCATAGCACCCGGAGTAGACCTGGGAGCGATCCAAGATTGGGGCGAGCGACTCGTCTACCACTTGAGGTGGGGTAGTGGAGTTAGCGTTAACAAACATCGCTCCCTCATATGCCGGATCATCGCGTTCTGTATCCCCGTCACGCAACGGTAACTTCAGCGCCGCCTTGTTAGGTCGCTTACCACCGAACTTGGCTGTGCCTGCTTCAATGGCTGCGTCGATAGCGGCCTCAATCTTCGCCAGCGTCACTTTGTCGGACTTTGGGATGATGAGGCTTACGGAGTATTTCGGTTTTGATCCTTGGATGGATTTCGGCTCGAAAAGATTCGCGTACGAAAGACGTGTTTCGTCGGTGATGACTCGAGTTGGATTCTTTACTGACATGGCTGTTTACCTTCTTTCTGTATTTTTCTTGGTTTCATTTTTTTGAAATTCTTCAGCCGCACTCAGTGTTAGCGCGGGTCGTTTATCGGTTTCAGGCACCAGTGCAGGTTTACCGGGCGGCTTGATAACCAACTCGCCGAGGAGTTCGCCAAAGCGTTTCTTGCCCAACTGCTTTTCCAACGCCGTGATCGTCTTGAGCTTGCGCTCGAAAATGTCGTTAATCCCAGCGGCTTGGGCTGTCTGTACGACTTTGGTTTCGTCGACATATTTGCGGATACTTCTGCCTTCGACGAGTTTGAAACCAGCCCAGGTCTTGCCTTGATTGACCGCAAGCGAAAGGGCGTAGGACTCTACATCGGATGCCCATCTCTTTAGCTCAGGTAGTTTCGTGAGTACCTGGGCAATCTCTGCATCGGAAAGTTGGGGTGGGGGAGTGAACTCGAGTTTGGCTAACTCCAGATTCTTTTCGGCTCTGGTGCGGCAGGTAGGGGCTATTTTGCAGAAACGACACCAGCTACCTGCAGCAAAAGAGCCTTCGCCTTTCGAAGCCAGCTTCGCTGTCGGTCGCACAACCTCTTCAGCCCAGGTTTGAAGCTCTGCTACGCTAACATGCCAGGTCGCTACGTTGGAGCGTCTGGGCTGGAAAATCGTCACCGCAACCTCGTCGATCTCGTAAAGAGCATCGAAAGCATGAAGCGCGCCGAGGGCATACAGCGCGAGCTGCGGATTCTTCTCAGCCTCAACCAGTACGCCTTGCCCGTACTTGAAATCAATAATCTGCAACAAAGGCTCGGCAATAAGCACGAAGTCCGCGGTGCCAAATCCGCCAGGGGCGAGATGAGAGAAATCCAGACGCTGCTCGATGAGCGCCACGGGATCCCTGCACGTCTTGCGCGCCTCACGAAGATGCTCTTGGACGAAAGCAAGATAATCGTCGGTGAGGGCCTCCATTTCACTATCAATCCAGGTGGACTCCGGTTTCATGCTTGGCGAGAGGTGTAAGGCGCGGCGTAATTTCCACTCCGCAAGAGCGTGAGCGATGGTGCCTTGTTCGGCAGCAGCCGAAGTAGAATCCGGCAATCCCGCCTCCACTAGGGCTGATGGCGGGCAATTCAGCCACCGGTGCGCCCCAGAAGCCGATAAGAGGGCATGTTGATCAGGCATCAGCAAGTCCCTTCGCCCGCGTAAGCAACCACCCATAATTAGCTGGATCTACTTCCGAGAGACGATCAGCCCCCGCATCCAAAATCAGCTGACGTACCTGCTTGGTCAGTCCTTGACCGGAAAGATCAGAAAGAACCGCGCGCACATCCTCAAGTGAAAGCGCCAAATCTGGAGTTTCAGCCGGAGTCGAATCTTCTGCTTGCGCCTGGCCATGTTCAGCTGCTGCAGCCTCAAGGGCTGGCTGAGCGAGCTGGGCAGCAGCAATAGGACGCGTACCGCTCGCGCCAGCGTGATCCTCGAGGCGTTGCCAGGCAGCCGATTCCACATCAGCCGCTAGGCTAGTAACCAGCTCAGCAACACGATTAAGAACGGCAATAACGTCGTTTGCTTGCGTGATGTTCACTTCGCTTCACCGCCTTTAACGACACCGACTGCTTCGGCTAAATCCGTCAAAGAGCCCTCAGATTTGGGTGGTTCGCAAACTTTCACTTCCACACTGTCGGCCTCATCACCTGGGAGCAGAATCGCCATCTTGTGACGAGGACGGCTCATCCCGAACACTTTCCGCAGCAAATACCGCGAGGGACGAATCTGGCGAGTAGCAAGCAGCGCGTCCTGGTCGGGTCGGCGAGCAATTTTGATCTTGAGTTTCGAAGTCATTTATTTTGTTCCTTTCTGAGCGCTGCCTTGTGCCTCGCTCAAAAGAAGGCCAGAAATATCCGCAGAGTTAACCCCTACTGCGATTAGTGCTTGTCGTAATCGCTTCTTGGCTTTCTTCAAGGTTTTAGAGATCGCTGCTTTTGACACGCCCCGCTCGGCTGCCACTTCGACCGCTGGACGCCCTTCGATAAGAACCGCGATTACAACCGAGCGTTGCACTTGGGGTAGGTTCGCGATTGCGTCGAGCAGTATCTCTCCCACTACACGGATAGCGTTTTCTTTCTCTTCGATAGTTTCCTTGTCACAAACGATGTCTTCGGGAGATGGGCTGGCTCCAGCCTTTTGCGAGTCGTAGGCGTTGTAGACCTCCCAAGAGCAGAACCTGACGCCTTTGCGGTCTTGACGGTGATAGGCGTGTTCGTTGTTGTATTCCTGGCGGTCGAGCTCAGTGACGATTTCAACCCAACGGTCTTCGGCTTCAACAACAATCGGATCACCAGCGACGGACTGATACGTAATGAATCCCATGAGTGGGGTTCCCTTCTTCTAAAGGGAGACCCGCTCGAGGAAGCAAGCTCGGGTGTCAACGAATCCAGGCATGACGGGGTAGAGAAACGAGAAGGCAGGCACCCAGATGGATGCCTGCCACTTGCTTCTCTTACGCGTCTCCTTGATAGTTGACGGCCTTGTGTGATCAGCACGCGGCACCTTGTAGGAAACGGAACCTTCGTGGCCACTTAGATCCCGCTCCGCCTAAGCCACTCACAGAGTGTCCTAGACCCCTTCAAAGGACATAGGAAGTAGACTTAAGAACACTGTCGTGAAGTCCACAACGGATGCCTCCGTAGGTACTTCGAGGCTAGAAAACAGATAAATAAAAGTCCTTGCCCCTGTTTTGGTGTGGTTTTGGTGCTCTTTTTCCAAGGAGGTTGAGATGAGCCAACTGTGCTTCGCAACCTATGCCCGAGCATTGCAAGAGAAGCTGATTCAGCCTCCCGCGACTTACCGCACTCGAACACGTCAAGGTGTAAAGCAGCCTTCAAAAGCCCGCCCCAAAATGACCTCCACTGATACCTATGTTGTAGAGGTACTTTTGAGCTGGATTCAGCAATTCGCCCCGGTTGAGGATCGAGAAGGATGGGATGTGTGGCGCAGCCCGAAGACAGTTAACGGTCTACTCAGTCAGAAAATTGAGCTTCATACCGGATTTGGGGCCGTCTTGACTAAACCTGGGCTGCGTAGCGCTGCGCGAGAAGCATTCGCCAAGATCACCCAAGATATCGCCCCCATGCGCGAGATTGACTTCAAAACCGAGCTGATTGAACTGATCAAAGATGACCCCGGCATCAGTGCCGACGCAGCCGAGGACCTGCTTTACATCGCAGACAATGATGACGTGTCGTTTTATGCAGATGCATTCCTGTCTGCGATTTCACGGTCGAATAAGAAGCGAGACGATCATGGTTCGGTGACCGAAGCAGATGTCGTGCTAGCCGCACGCAATGGTTACCTATGTCCGCTATGTCGAAAAGAACGGTTATGTAAGACCATAAAGGGTGAGCGCTTGCCATTTTTTGAGATCGTCACTTTTACTATTGACGATCAAAGCGATGAGACAGATCGTGAAGCTGTGTGCGCCAAGTGTGCCAAAATCGCATCCACCGAAGAAACATTGCTTGAAGTTCCTGATGTCGTCAACAAACTCCGAGACATTCGAAATCGCCGGATTGCTGCAACCGCCCTTCAGAACGCCGCGCTCGATTCACAACTCCACCCAGCGATCACTACTGTCATAGAAAACCTTGGAGAACGCATCATCACCGGAGATATACCGGAGCTGACAATGAATGCGGTACGAGTCATCAACAAGATCCGACCCGAATATTTTGAGCTCGCAGTGCGTATCAGGTTTAATGTCTTGCAGTTTTACCGCATCATCGAGGAGGAGTTCCGCAGCCTCGAGGGCAACGGGAGACGGACCCGATTCGACGCGATCGCCGGTCAAGTCGCTGATTTCTACGACCAGGCGCGTCAACACACTGACGACCAACAGGCGATATTCGATCAAGTTGCTGACTGGATCCACACCAACTCTGACTCGACGAATCTCAGCGCGTCGATCATCGTTGCATGTTTCTTTGTTCAAAACTGTGAGGTGTTCGATGCGGTTGCCTAGCAAAGTTACCCCTTACTCCGAATGCACACTCAGCAAGTTCCCGCCGATTCTAAAGCAACTGAGTGCGAATGATCTGCGCCCGGCAGGTTTATACAGGAAGGTCAAGTCTAAGTTCACCGATATTGACGAGTTTGCTGACACCTTGGATTGCTTGTTCGCCCTCGGCCAGATTGAGTTACTCTATCCCGAGGAGGTGCTCCACTATGTTGGTCGAGTTCGACAGTGA